CACCACTATGATTTCTACCATAAGTTCCTATTTGATGTAATCTCAAAAATTGTGCTTGTGTTAGTTCTCCTGTTGGTGATACAGACTTAAAAAAACTTTCGATATTTTTAACTGTTGCTATTTTATTAACAACAGTAGCTACTTTTACCAGTTTAGCGTAAAGAGATGTTGATGCTTTTTCAACCAAATAAAGAGTACCAGCAAACTGAGCAAAGTGCTTTATAGAACTTATAGTCTCTTTGTCTGCAGTTCTTAAAAAGATGCCAAGGTCTTGTATTAAATCAGCAACTTTTTTAACTACAGGACCAACAGATTCGCCAACAATAATACCCAATTCTGTAAGAGAGTTCTTAATTAACTTAAGAGAACCATCCATTGTTTTCATCTGAGCATTAGCCATACGAGCCGCAGTATTGGTATCCGTAATAGTCTCAAGCATCCTTTGGTATTCACCCGTGGTTGCCGCAATTAAAGTTTTAGCACCAGCAAGAGCTTCACGACCAAACATCTTAGTAAGAGCAGTATCTGATACCTTCCTGGTTCCTAAATCTCTCAAAATGTCTTGATAATTACGTAATTGCCCATTAGAATCTTTAAGAGCAATACCCAACCTATAGAAGGTCTCATACGTATCCTGTGTCGGCTTAATTAACCGAATTAAAATGTTACGAAGAGCAGTACCTGCCTGTTCACCACGAAGACCTCGGTTATACAAAATATCCAAAGCGGCCGCTGTTTCTTCCACAGATAAGCCTAATTCAGCAGCAACGGGTCCAACCTGTCTAAAGGAGAACGCCAACTTATTAACAGTAGCAAGAGAGTTAACCGCCGACGCAGCAAACAGGTTTGTTATCCGAGCAGCGTCTGTAGCGTTTAAGTTATATGTTCTAATAGTAGAAGCAACAGTATCAGCCACCAGGTCAAGGTTTTCCATAGAAGCCTGTGCTAACTGTAGAATAGAAGGCATAGCAGACATAGCCTCTTGAGCATCAAAGCCCGCCTGAGCCAACATAACCATTGAGCTTGCTGCTTCACCAGCAGAATACTTACTTATAAGAGCAAAGTTTCTAGCAGAATCCGACAGTTGCTTAAACGTTTTAGCAGAACCACCAACAGCCGAATTAACTTTCGTAACCTGTAGTTCAAAGGCCTTAAATGCACCTACAAAACTTACAAAACTAGCCGCCGCTGCAGACATTTGTGTAAATGAAGCCGCCGCCTTTTGTAGGTCAAGTGCCATATCTCCAAAATCTACAGTTTGCTTTCTATATCCAGAACTAGGCATTTACTTTCTCCTTATTGAAAATTTCTTTCTTTTCTTCTTTTTTATCTTCACACTTTTGCTTTATATATTCAATAAAAGATATTAAGTTAGTATAAAGAGCAGGTTGATTCATAAACCCACCCGAATAAGGCATAGTTCCGTGTGCTTTATATAAATTGTGTGTTGCTAACAAATCATTGTATAAGTCGGGATTTTTGTGAAAAGCCCGTAAAGGACAGCTAGAACGCTCGTTTCCGTCTAAATCTGTCCAGTACGGGGTTTTCGTATCATTTTGACAACCACGCTTTTTCTTGTCCGACAATTTACACTTACAACAATCGTAAGTCGGGAATAATTCCTGTCCGATTATTGTGTCTGTAAGTTTTTTAATAATGTAGCGTCCATTCTGGAGTTTTTATCCACGATAGCCCGCCCTAATTCAATAACCAAATCAAACGGCATTTTTGCGATTGTTTCTTCAGACACCAGTTTGAGAGGCTTACCAAACAAATAGCCCTCTTCCAACTTAAACATAATATCTTTTCCAGAATCGTCTTTGAAATTACGCCAACCACGTAAACCAGCACGACACGCTTTAACCATCATAGCAGACGTGTTCAATACCATACTTTGCTTGCCATCTGTTAAATCCATCGTCTGTGCATTATCACGCAAAGCACCAACCAATTCTTTGTCAATAGCACCCAACAAAAATACAGTAGCACCTTCCGCTTCTGTCTTACACGGGTCTTTTTCTGAGATGTATTCCGTTGTTTCGATTTTACTTAATCCTGTAATAGCCATTTTACTTTCCTTTCATAATGTTAAATGGTCTCCATAGCCTTGTCGGCCCAATACTTTTCAACAAACGCACCTTCATAATTGCTTGCTACAAACTCCGCCGCTTGTCTAGTTAACTTAGCACACAGAACTTCATATATTTTATTTCCTTCTGTGTCCTTAAACGTTGTAGGTATTTTTACAACATAAATAGCCAAACTTAACTTTGCCATAACAATCCTATAATAAAAGTGAGTAGAGGTTTTACCCTCTACCCACATTATAAATCAAAAAGTTTTCTTTGTAAAGTATTTTTTACGAGAAAACGATTTCAAGTTCGTCATCACCATCACCTGTGTTACCGACAAACTTCATACCAACATCATAGGTACGAATGTTATTACGGTCACCATAAGCAACAGAGTTGTACTGTACCGAGTTAGAAATGAACTCTACACGATTCGCAGAATCCACACCAACACAGACATAGAACTTACCAATCTCACCAGAAGCAAAACGTTCCCAAACATTGAAGTCTGCTTCAAGCACAGCTTCTGGGTTCACAGAACCAGTTACGCTACGGTCTGTCGTGATAATTCCATCGTAGCCATCGAGACCATTCATACAATCACGAACCACGTTTGTCATACCCAAGTCAATCGAGAACGATTGAGCACAAGCATAACGGTAACCGTCAAGTGTCAAACCAGCCAATTCAATTTGGTGCGGGGCTGTTTCTTCATAAACAGCACCTTCAGGCATCGGCTCATCAACCACAGGGTGGTATTGACCCATAAACGTAAAGGACGCTGTACCATAGTTACCAGCTTCGCCAGAGAACGAAACAGTACCACGACAACCCGTCATTTTATGCAACAGACCGTCGAGGTAGCAGTAAATCGTCAAAGATTCAAAGCCAGAGGACACTGGCTCATAATGGTAACCAGGGGCTCTCAACTGGAACAACCAACTGTCTCCTGCAGCATAGCTACCAGAAGCAGTCGCTGTAACCACAGCACCAGAGGCACCCAAAGTATGAGCACCAGCCAAAGCAAACGGAGCGGCCGCACCAGCCAATGTGATGTTAACAGCACTTGTAGTAGCAGAAGTTCCAGTAAACCGAGAATCTTCAGCAATCAAAGCAGCAACACCAGAGGCAACTGTAGCGGCGGCTTCAGAAGAATCACCAACTTTGTATTTGAAGTCTACACCACCAACAGTGACCGTAATAGTGGAGTTTGCTGTATAGGTAACATCAGAGAAAGTAATCGTTTTACTTGCCAAGTTACCAGTAACCGAGAAGTTAGCAGAAGCATCTGTAGATGTTGCAGCAAACACTGTAGATTGAAGAATTGTGTCGTCCCCACCAGGGAATACACCATCGTTATCCGACGGAAGCAACACAAACTGAGCAGAGCTGGAGTTACCACCTTCAGCACAGTAAATCAAGTATTTTGCATTCTTGTTGTCCACAGGTGCAGTTGTTTTAGCAAAAGTAGCAGTACCTGTATTCCCTTCACCAGCAACAGCGTCAGTAATCGTGGCAGCCGCTGTGTCAGGAATATACGTTTCAGCCATACCACAAGCACGGAGCAATTTACCAATCTCAGGGGCTTTTGTAATATCCCCAGAACCTTTCAATTCCTTATCAAAAGAAATTTGAGCGGTTTTACGACCAATAACGCTGGCTTGTTTAGACAAAGATTTACGGTAGGTATTACGTTCAAGTTCTTGTGTTTCTACCGTCGGCGACACATTCGAAACAAGAATAGCGTCTTGGCTGGCAACAGGACCAGCGTCCACATTCTCTTGCGCTTCGATTTTGGCCAACACAACAACTTTTTGTGATAATAACGGCATTATGTTTTCCTTTCAATTTAGCGTTTTACACGTGTACCATTGGAGTCTATAAAATAAGACCCGCCAACACCCTTCGGAGCGTCCTCCTTGGGCTCATTAAAAGGTTGTGCTGGTTCATTTGCAAACGTTTGCAAAGACTCAACCGTTTCGGGTTCAGCCACCAATTCATCCTCTTTAATTTCATCAGCATATAATTCGGAATCTTTCGGTTCCTCAATCAATGCTTCAATTTCTGTTTTCTTTTTTCCCATTTTAGTACCTCACTGCAGTGTTAATATAAGGATTGCCTTGTTTATGTCGGTATTCTACCTCTATAACCAGACTACCCATAACAAACGAATCGTTCTGTGTGTATATGTCATTTGAGTTAGTCACTTCACGAACCGCTATGTTATTTCTCTTTACTATATTATCATAACTTCCCAAATCTAGCAAGTCTTTTTGTAAATAACCAAGATATTTGTTAAAAATCTCATAAGCATTTTCATCAACATTACGTAAGATTTTGAAGTTAATATAAAGCCGTAAAGTCTTTGTAACCATTGGATACATTGAGTAATCTACACTTTCTGAACCTTCAGAAAGCCCAACCACAGGGCAATTTACACCTGTTGTACCCTCAATTTCGCCCTGTAAAACAGTTATCCATAAAGGTTTGTTTGTTTCGGGGTCAACCATTTTGTTGAGGGCTTCCTTAAAATCATCTATAATTTGTTGTCTTAATGTATCCATAGTAACCTCATATTGTTATAATTTCTGCTGTCCAGTGAGCAAAATCCATAATATCATTAAAAGCCACAGGAACATCTTTTGTTGGAATGTCCTTCCTGCTATAGGTTCTTTGATATTGTTCAATAACCGATTCAATCTTTATACCAGCGTAGTATTTATCTAATTGTGCTATTGGTGTATCGTTTATAGAAATATACATATCTTGTACAAGAGCCCACCAACCATTAGCAGCACTTAAAATACCTGCAACAATACGATTATATAAACCCAATTTCTTAAGGGCTCTGTTGTTATAATTTTTATACCCCTGCACAAACAAAGAATAAGGAACCAGTTTATATAAATAAACAAGTTGGTTATTCTCGTTTTTATACACGACATATTCAACCTCGCTAGGGAAATGTGGGTTAATATCTGTTACAGCCACATTTCTATTATGTGTATTAAGAGCAACATCGCCCTTTATAAGAAAAGTCTTTTTAACGTGTTCCCAGGCTCTCGGCCCCGATAGGATAGGAGTACCATCAGCACGACAAGCGTCTGGTAGAGGAATTGCTAAATATCTACCACCAGAAGGATGGACCTTAACATTAGCCTCGTGCATTATTGTGTAATCAACCCCATGAACAATGGCTGTTAAAGAAGTAAAGGTTTGCCCTTTTACCTGAATACCACTCCGTAAAGAGTGTGCCATTTTACCACGTTTTCTGTTTTCATAAAAATAGTTAAGAGAAGCCACCACAGCATCATTTAATATCTGTAAAAGGTCCCTACGCATAACATTTATAAGAGCCTTCCTAACCTCGAAATACTTTTTCGTACTTCCAAAGTCTCTCGCACACTTCTTTAAGGTCTCGTCAATAATATTAGAAACTTTAACCTGTACGATTGTTTGACGGCTCATTATCTTCCTGTCAGGGTTACCCTATAATTAGATAACACCAAAGAAACCTCGGGTAAGAAACCCATAGAAGCAGGCGTTGTATTAGACGCACTTCTACCCGTTTTATCACTTTGTTGCCCTTGATTATCTTGAATAGTACGAACAAGAGCATAGCCACATTGATTAGCAATAGCTGACCGTAATGGACACTTTTGAATAACCTTTACGTTTTCGTCGTTATCGTCGGCTTCATCTAAGCAAATACCACCCCAATAAGAAACTTCTAAATTATCAACACCAGCAACAAGAGCATTTGTGTTAATACGAATAAGACCTTTCTCTTTATTAACTTCATAGTTCTCGGAATCAACAATTTCATTATTACACTTAACAACAAGCGGGTGTAGCTCGTCAACTGTAAGCGGGGCTTCCAGCAACCTAACCGTATAAAACCTGCCAACCTTAATAACAGAGAAGTATTCTGTATGCTCACCGTAAATAAAATTACGACGACAAAAACTTTGGGCATTCGCTGTCCAAATTCGAATTAAGTCATCTATCAGTTCGTCATACGCTTCTTGGCTTGCGCTCATTCTAGCGTATTTCTTAACGTCTTGTCGTGTACAAAATAAAGTTTCCATGTCTTCTCCTAAACAAATGGGTGTATCACATTTCTATAATACACCCAATAATCAGCTATGTAAAGAAAATTATTTCTTTTTCGGTACCCGCTGGAAATAATAGACATCGATTACTTCTTGTCCATTACCACCAACCGAATAGCATTGTTGCAACAGGTGGTCTGCAATAGCCTTCGTTACTTCATAAGTTTTACCTTCTTCATAGATAGCACGCTTATAGCCGTATGTGCCACCCCGTACCAATTTAATCCACACAGCGTCGTCTTCAACTTCTTCCTTTTTCGGCTCTGCGTTAACCCGAGTACGTGTCGGTTTAATCCGACCTTCTGGTTTTGTAGTCTCCGCCTTAGTAGCGGTATTCAATGTTAAAGTCGCTTTCGGACTTTCAGGTGTAATATCTTTAATATCTGTCATTTTGTTTTCCTTTCTTTAATAAATAATATGAGTTGGGGGGTATCTTTCAACCCCCCAGGGTTTCTAGCTAGCGTCACCTTCGTCGCTAACAACCTTAACAGGCATAGCGGCAGGCAGTGTCGTATCACCAATGTTGGTAATCTTAACCATTTTGTCTGTATCGACAATCGTCAAGCCAACACGCATCGTAACAACGATGATGATAGCACGTTCACGAACATCGCGGTCCATTTCAACCCGAATGTCACGGTGGATACCCATTGTGACATCACGCGGGTCGAGCAAGATACCATCTGTAGCAGCCATTTTAGCAGCACCACGAACAGGCACACCCAAAATCGAAATCGGGGCTTTGTTCGTCAGGTAAGCATCACCCAAATCAGAACGACGTTCAGCAACCACAGCACGCAAATCAATTTCACGGGTCGGGTTCAAGAAGAACGTGTAGTTGTTCAGGTAAGAATGATATTGAACAGGCAACAGTTTCAAAGCACCAGCATACAAAGCAACGGATTGTTCTTGTCCTTCAGCATCATACGGGTGAGCTGTAGCCAGCTTCAAGATACCGTTTTGTGTCTTCAAGAAAGCGTCGTCATTTTGTGTCGTATCACCATTGATGACCAAATCTTCCAAGTCCATAGCAATCTTCTGTTGCAACATTTCCATAATGGTTTCTTGCAGAGCAGATTTCTCAATGTTGTCTTCCAACACTTCATACGGAATATCAACTTCTGTGATGTATTCCACAGTGTCCAAAGTCAGCTTGCCTGTCGTCGGAGAAACACGGTCAGACCGCTTCAGAGCACGAGCAGATTTCGTGTAGCTGTCATTGGCAGGGTCAGAAATGTTGCCTTCAGCAGCAGGACGCAACACACGACCATTGATACCGATTTTGTCAATCTGCATTGACGGCTTCGACATCTGGACTTTGCGAATCAACGGCAAAATCGTCGGAGTAGCATTCAAGCCTTGGTAAAATTTGTTAAATTGTTCAGGTAACAGCAAACCGCCATTAGTCAAATCAGACAGGGCGATGTCTGCACGTTGGATTAATTCTGCATTATTCATATTTTATTTTCCTTTCTCTATGCAGTTGTTAAACACCAAGAAAACCAGCGAGACAAGACTTCAAACGTTCCTTACATTCAGCCTTCTTCAACTCTGCCTTCTCAGCACTTTCATTAGAAGCACAACCAGATGTTTCAAAAATCTCTGATTTTTTAGACGGGCTTGCTTCTACATCAGCCCCAGCATCCTCGGCCTTTTGAGCTTTGGATTGCAGCTCTGCGATTGTCGATTGTAAGGCTTCTACAGTCTTACGCAATTCGGCAACCTCATTAACCTCTGACTTTTCTTCAGCTTTCGGTTCTTCCGCAACAGCAGGTTCAGCAGGAGCAACGGGTGCTTCCTCAGCAGCAGGCTGTTCGGCAGGTGTTTCCTCAGCAGGTGCTTCAGTCACAGGATTTTCTTCAGCGGGTGCTTCCGCAGGGGTTTCAGCAGGTGCTTCCGCAACCACTTCTTCCTCTTTTACGGCTTCAACCACTTCTTTATTTTCTTGTTCTGCCATTTTGAGTCCTTTCTCATTTTTTATAGCATTAAGCCATTGTTCTCCCGCTTCCTTTTTCGCTAAATCAGTAGAACCGATTAGAGCAGTCATAAGACCGTTCAATTTAACGAGAATGTCAGCGAAGTCCGCACACGCCTTTTTGATGTATGCGTCTTTATCTACAACATCAGGGTTGGTGTAAACCACCCACAAGACATTGTAAAACGTTTCAAACATTTCAGAAAAACCGACAGGCAACGGCGACATAGCAACACCAGAAGCCAATGCTTCGTCCATTGTGTTACCATAAGCCAACATAGCCTCGTATTTCTGTGTTAATTCCTCGGGCTGTTCCGATTTCTTTTCAACCGTAACTTCAGCCAATTTCTTATTGTCAACAGGCTCTTCCTTTACTTCGGGTTCTTGCTCTTTGGCAACACATACAGAAACATCGTCAGTAATAGCGACAACCCGCTCGTCTACCAACTTCTTGTCTCCATAGTCACCAGTAGCAACAAAGCCACCTTCAACCTTAGTAATGGAATAACCCGACCAACCGTTTGTATCCATATAAGACTTTACGTCTTCCTCGGACTTAAAAGAAGCACCAAACACAAATTCTTTAATAATACCACCTTCTGTGAAGTTCGCTTCTTTTTTGCAAACGTTTGCAACCGTATCCCCTTCCGTATTCGCTGTATCAGATTCTGCCTTTAGCGGGACGGGGTTGATTTCTGCTTCCATTTTAATATCCTTAAACGGTGTAAGATTCGCGGGGTGGTTTACAATAGAAACATAACGAGGTTCTGCTTCAACCAACATCCGTGATACCCGTTTACACTTTTTTCTTTTTTGTTCCATTTATATCTCCTAATTTATAAAGAACCTATGGGCGTGGCCCTCTGCCTCTTCAGTTGCAGAACCGCACTTGATTATATGATAGTGACCATTATCTACTGAGGTTTTACCGAAAAGAGGTTTACCAGTTTCGTTTACCGTAATGTAGTAAGCGTGGTTGTGCCCATCCTCTTGTTTTTCCGTGTACCCCCAGATGTTCTGCTGAACTTCATACTCAACAGAAACAGGCACGCCCTTAGCAAGAACTTCCATAGAGAAGCCATTATATTCGCCTTTCTCAATCTTATCCCAGACTTCAGGGTCTTCCACCTTAACAGAAACAACCCAAGCACCTTCTGGGAAATCAGGATTTTCACGATTTATATAGCTTTCAACAGCATACGCATTTATAACATTGTTGTCGTGCATTACATCGATTTTCTTTGTAATGCTATCAGACATAAACTTGTGTGCTAGTTCCTCTATTCCTTCAGCAGACATAAAGTCACCATACGAATCCAAAACAAAAGGAGCGTAAACCACACCAGTTACGATGTGCTTTTTG